AGTTGCTGATGCTTCGCTGGCTTTAATGGTACTTATGATAAGCCCCGTTGCGCTGAAACTCAATCCGGTGAGTCCTCTACCGTCTGTGAATGCAGAGTTTAATAATTTTGCCCGGATAATTTTGCTGGTCGGGGAAGCTCCAAACATGACTTTAGCCATATATCACCTCATGTGTTTAAAGTTCAATTTAAAAATTCGGCACATAGTCTTTTCTTGAATAACCGAACAATCCTGTCGTGTATGCCGGGTATGTCGGATAATTTCGTCCGGGATTGGGCGGTGAAGTTGTTCCGGCAAACGGTTTAAGTTGTTCTTTGTTCGCATTTACATAGGTTAAGTTCTTTAAATAATTCGAGTGTCCTTGGGTAAATGGATATGGGGTAGGATATAATATAGCCCCATTCATTTGATTGTCAGAATTCACTCCTGATAAAAATGCCATCGAGATAAAATTAAAATAGCTGAACCCGTAATTATTTTCAGATGTCACATAGAGATCGAGTGGTGAAAAAACTGCACTTGTTGAATTTCTTGATGTGATATATTCCCATCCGCTTCCTATATCGGTATATGCACTTAAATTGTAGCCTTGGCGTATGAGTTTGAATTTGATTTCCTTATATGCTGAAAATGTAAATGATTTTATGACGCTGAATGTGCCATCGGTGGATTTATAGACTACAGAATTCTTTATATAAGTATTTAGTAATTCATTAATGCCGAAATAATCGTGGCCCCCATTATCGAATATCATGGTAAGGCCGATTCCTTTTCCTGCGGCGGAATAATTTGTATTGCTTGTTATTATTCCATATTCGAGGGAAAAATCTCCATCGAATTTATAGGGGGTCAATTTATCCAGTACATCTATGGTTGATGCGGATGCTGCATAATCGGTTCCCGATGGTGGGTATGTGGTGAGTACGTAATCCGCGCTGAATGCAGAATTCCAGAATGCGTTTATAATGCCGCCGTCAAAATTATCGTATATGTTTATTCTGTCAAATTGCGGCATTATGTCAAATCCGGAGTTATATATATTCAGGGTGCAACCGCTGAAATACCCGTAAGTGGCATCATTTTTTATAAAGAAATGGTGGGTTTCGGTGTCGATGATATTAAGGCTGTAATTTGATTGGCGGCTATCGGATATTCCATTTTCCGGATATATTGTTGATCCTATTAAATAGCAATCGTTATAGAATGAGACAATTCCTGTATAATCTTCATATTTTCCTTTTGTCGGATAGAATTTTATTGTGCTTCCGGTTCCAAGGGAATTTATGAGCATGTCATACGTGATGCTTATTTCGATTTCATTTCCGACACCTGCTAATGGGGCGTTATAGATTATTCCATTCATTAAGGTGGCACCGGCAAATGATACTTTTGGATTATATTCCGCTATGGTATTATTGCAATAGCATATAAGCATCCACGGGCCATAGGCGGACAAATTCCATGCTTGAAACATGAAATTTTTAGATGGGTCAATTTTTATGAACCAATTTTCATAATTAACTGCCAGAGATTGTAGTGACCGGTATCCCCGTATATTGTAGCTATCGTGATATTCCCCGGTTCCACCGGAGGTTATTCTGCTATGTAATTGTGAATAATTGAACGGGCTTGCCGAAGTTCCTGTACCGGAGATTATTCCATCATACGTTGAGTTTATATCTGCATAATACTGTGTGTATTCGTCAGTTTCAATATATGGAATCGGTATTGAAAACGTACCATAGATAGGATCATACGCGCTGAATGTTACAAAATTCAGGGTAACATCAAGTGCTTGCGCATTTGCGTATACTGTATCAAAATCAGTTCCTTGTATTACTATTACATCAGCCATTTTTATTCCTATTTGTATTGATATATCAATGCCGGTACGGTATTGCTGGTGGCTTCCAGATTTAATTTTGCTATTTCGTTTCCGAGTGAAAATCCCCCACGAAATAAGGTTTTGGTATTTACGCCGAATACATTTGTCGTTATGTTATACTCTGGAGCGATGTTGCCGTTGCTGTCGATCATATTTGACCGAATGAGCCACGTTAAGTCTTTATGAATGTCAGATACCATTGTTATAAAATCATTGGTATCTTGAAATTTTGTTTCGGTATCTGTCGATGCTCCCAGAGCCGATACCAGTCCGTCATACATATCCGAAATTATGACGGATAAGAATTCTCTCTCATTCACTGCGCTTAAAGTTGGGTTTGATGAAATCTGAATTTCATCCGGGGTCATTGTTCTGGTATCATTTATGAAAGTTTCCCATGAACCTCTGAATGGTATAGGTGATAGATCGGGTGCAGCAATGCCGAGTTCGGTATTTAGTGTGGTATTTACCACGCCATAAATTGTAGGGGCATCTGTGCCATGAGAGTCTATCGGTAAGTAATTCCCCGGATAGTAGAATGTAGTCTGTGGGGAGAGTGTTGCGCCGGGCATCGGAATATCGGGTTCAAATCGAACGTCTGCATGATCGATACCCTGAAAGTTTTCGATGATGTCGATAATGTTTGACAGGTATAAGTTCACGTTAAAATCTGCGTGTTCGTCGCAGAATTCATAAATGGCATTGTTGATCTGTTTATGGAGATCATCAATGCTGAATAGTTGTTCGGCGTAGACATTCCCTGCCAGTCGGAAGCTCTGGATGGTAGGGGAGCAATAAATATATTTCAGGGTTATCATTCCTCTTTTGTAAAGATAGGCTATTACATCCATGATTTTTTGACTAATATAATTGTAATTTATATTGATGTTCTGTTTTTCTGCTGGCGCAGTCGCAGACAAAGTTGGGTATTGATATAGCCCCAGCTCTTGTATGAATGTGGTGTCCGGTATTATTGAACTAATATAGCATGGGTCACTGGATGCTGTTTGAATTGAATATTTTCTATTGGTGCTGTCCCATGTCACGGTGATTCCCGAAAACGCCGATTGCCCCCAATTGAGGTTTGTTTCTGATCCACTCACGACATACGACCGCAGATCGGTTACGCTTTGTAATTGTGTCTGTATCACGTCTGCGATATTGCGCATACCTTGATCGGCAGGAGTAACGGCGATGGAGCCGACATTTACGTTTATGGATGCGCTCAATTCACTTGTCGTCAGGAACTTATCCGAAGTGTAATTGAATTTTATTGTCATGTCGTCCGGATAGTTCTGCTTGAAATATTGAGCGTCATGGTTGCCTGATATGCTTGCATAAGCATCATGGATCATCCAGAACCATGTATGGATTATCTGCTCTTTTAATTGAGCGGCAACTTTATTTTTTACGAAGATATTGAAATAATACTGTGATGAAAGCGCATCTTGATCGAAGTCGCCATCGAGGACTGCTTCATCGAGCCGGTTGCTGTTTGTTCTGACGCTGAAGGTGTCCACGGTAGGGTCGCCTTCGAGGTTGTACAGGCTTCCTATGCAGGTGAAGAAGGCCACGTTGAACATTTCTACGATGGCCGATACTCCCCGTGCTACAGCCTCTTCCTGTTCGCCCCATGCTATCGCATTTTTAATTTTAATCGGGCTGGTCAGGGATTTCAAAATATTGATATGGTCAGTTCCATTTACTGCCCGATCAAGTGAGTAGAATATAGCCGGGGCGTTTGTCTTGATGGATTCGGCGGTTTCCAAATCTCCACCGGCAATAATATTCGATACAAAATTAAAAACGACATTATCGGTTATGTTATTATTGGAGAGTATTATTTGACTTGAATATTCGATCCTGTCTCCGATAATTCCGACCAGATTTGCTTTGGTTCCGAGAGTGGACAGGTATTGCACGTAGATATTGTCGAACGTGGTGGTCGGCACATTATCTATGGTTGTATCTGTTACGTTCGCACCGATTTGGGCGATTCTGGCAGACCCGAATTTCAGTTCGACATCACCTTCGACGGCGGTTCGGATGACGCAGCATTTTACGTTATTGTCACCGATTGCTCCTTGGATTGTCGCGTCATTTATCAAAGATCGGCGGTCGATGAGGTATTCCGTATCGGTGGTTTGTTCTTTTCCTACCCATACCCGTGTGATTGGATAGTCCTCGATGTCTTGACTGCCGTAATAATTGCTGAATGATGTATCCGGTATTTTATATGATTGAAAAATCTGGCCGACCTGTGGATTTGTCGTTCCATCGATGATGACAGATTTTATGGTTCCCTGAATTAAGGTGATAGCGTCACCGTTATCATCTACCGATATTTCCTTTTTGTAGTTATCGCCATCATCTTGTACGTCCTGTGCATCTTCTGTCGTGAATGTGTAGGTGAAGCCTTTTTGCAGGATATAATCGTTGCCCAGATAGGTAAATTTTGAAAAAATAGGAATCTGGAATTTTCTGCCGACCACTATTTTGCTTTGCATATTTCCCGTTATCACTATTTTTATGCTGGTAGTGGCGGGAATTGGCCGGGTGATGTCATACGCCAGATTTCGGGAATTCAGGATGGCCGAGCTTACTCGTTGTGATGTCTCGAAGAAACTTTCCTCGGCCTGACGCTCGATGTAATAATTGACCAGATCGGCGGTGCCGGTGAAAATTTCATTGATGGTCTGCGCGATGGCAGATTCGCGGAAGTTGTCGAATCGCGGATCAGCTTTCAGTTTATCGGTGACTTGCTTTAAAATATCGGCATAAGTGAGTCCCGTATATTTGAGATAGTTTCCGACTTGACCAGTAGTTGTAGTCATCGTTTATCCTTTAAAAATTTATTTTCTTTTTGAAAACGCTGGTGACACCGTTTTGCTTTACGTAATATGGCAGAGTCAGTATTATGGCGTTCTGGTCGTTTAATATCTGCAATGTTGCGTTTCCGGCTATTACAATTACCCGATCTTCCCAGCGGTGAATTGCTGTGATTATATCATCCAGCAATTTTTCACCAGAATTTTTGTTTATAAAATCAAACAGGTATGACGGCAGCACTGACCCGAACTGTGAATTAAAAAGCCGTTCGTTGAACATGGTTGTCAGAATCATTTCAATGCTTTGACTTAAAACATCTGTGTCGTATATCTCACCTTTCGATAAGACATTCTTCGAGATGTCGTATGCATAACGGTCGGAAAATTTTTTTATATTTACAGCCATAGTTCGCCTTTTAAGTATTTATCATTTCACGCCATCGAAGTATGGCGTTTGATTTGCTGTTTTTAATGCGTCTTGTGCGGTCTTATCTATTTCTCTTTGAGATTGATTTACGCTTGCCGCAGTTACCAGAGCTGTGAGAGCTGTTGCAAGTGCGCCTCCCAATACCGGGGTTGTAGATACTGGAGGAATTGAAAAGGCATTAGCCATTGCAGTTAGAGCCGACAATAGCGTATCTAATGCTGTTTCAACCTCATCCAGTCGGGTCTTGGTATAGGTCTGGATGTTATCGGTCAAAAAGGTCACAATGGCATCTCCATTGTAGGTAACGCCATCGGGTTTACCAAATTTGGCAGCTATTAGGGCTTCCAGTTGGGATTTTATTATTGGGGTGTACGCCATTATATCTTCCCTTTTATAGCGTTTAATTTCGCTTTTAAGGCACCTACAGGGCTACTTGGGCCTCCGATGCAGTTTGATAGCGGCTGCGGCCCTATGCCCGTTGCTGTGACCGAGGACAGCAATAAATCCATTAGCTGTGTGACCACATCCAGAACCTCGGTTGTGTCATTTCCGATGGCTATTTTACCGGCCAATTTGAGCTTTGTCTCCTTCGTGGCCCGGTTCACACTGAAATACTCCCCCTGATCGGTGCTGTAGAGTATCATCGTGTCCGGGTAATTGGTCGTGATACCGTCCGGGAGTTCGTTTTGGTTGAATCCTTTGGCCTCGTAGACCGGGCAATAAACGTCACCACGGTCGAAAGATACTCTAACCTTGGTATTGACCGGGGGCACGATAAAGGCCCCCTTAATGCTTCCTGCGTAGGAAAAATCAGGTATAGCCCACGGTATATCGTTATCCGGGATGTTTGGTGCAAAACAGTTATATACCCGAACTTTTACCCGGCCTTTTTTTAATGGGTCTGTATTATTGACCACGATCCCAAAATATTTACCGTCCAGTGAATCTTCAATATCGGCATTGATAAAATCATCGAGGACGTTTCGGCAGTCCCGCTTCAATAATTGTTTTCTTAAATTGGTTGTGAATTCCATTATTGGGCTACCGTTGGGATTTTTACGAATTCTGACCAGTCAAATCCGTTTCTCATTAACGCCATGCGTTTTTTGTACTGCATACCTTGTCCGAGGTCATGCACTACCCCGGCTACGATGTAGTTTCCTGACAGGGACTCATTTGAGCCGGGGCCGAGCATTGATGGGATGATGACATTTACCCGGCTGAATAATCTTGGTTTTCCAAGGCTGTTGATATTCAGTTCAAGAATGAATCCGCCGAAGAAATTTGATTTCAGGTAATCATTTTGTACGAGGGCTTTATAATAATTTGAATAGACGTTCCCGACCGGGAGGTATCCCAGATCAAAGTTGTGAGCTATTTGCCCTGCTTTGTTTTTGTCTTTTGCCGACAAGTCGGATAATGGGTGCGTGGTATCGGATAATACCGGTGTTACTTTTCCCGATGAGGTATCATAATAGTTG